AGACACGACCCGCATAAGCAAGAGCGGGCTAGACTTGATCCAAAAAAGCCCAGCGCACTACTTCGAACGCTATTTATCGGGTAGGCATCAAGAGCGAAGCAGTAAAGCCCTAGAAATTGGCAGCGCCGTTCATATGGCTGTGCTAGAGCCTGAGCTATTCGCAGAAACTTACGGCGTTTTGCCCGAGGTTGACAGACGTACAAAGGCAGGAAAAGAAGCTTTCGAGGCGTTTCTAGAAGCAAACCCAAATAAGGCGTTTTTAAGCGCTTCGGACTTTCAGCAATGCCTAGCCCTCGCTGAGTCAGTTAAAAGCCACCAGAAGGCCGCTAAATTGCTCGAGACGGGCATAGCCGAGCAGACTATTATCTGGGACGACCTAGCAACAGGCGCACCTTGTAAAGCTCGCCCAGATTTCGTAACTCAGCGAATGGGCAGCACGTTTATAGTTGACCTTAAAACAACAGAGGACGCAAGCCCTCGTGGTTTTAGCAGAAGCGCCTATAAGTACCGCTACCACGTCCAAGCTGCTTTTTACTTAGACGGCTACGAACAGGCTCACGGCATTACTCCCGAGGCTTTTATTTTTGTCGCAGTAGAAAAGAACCCGCCTTACTTAGTTGCCTGCTATATTTACGGCCCTGAGGAGCTAAACCTAGCACGCGAGACGTATAGAGCAAACCTAGCAACCTATTTAGAGTGCCGAAATAGCAACAGCTGGCCAGGTTACCCCGAAATTATTAACCCTTTAGAATTACCTAATTACTAAATATATGTCAGAAAAAGAAACAACCCAAACGCAAGAGCTAGCAACGGACTTAGCGCCGCTGTCAATTACTAACTTTGAACACGCGCAGCGAGTTGCAAAAGCGCTCAGTTCTTCTAACTTGATCCCGCAAAATTACCAAGGCAATATACCTAATACTCTAGTGGCCCTCGAAATGGCAAACCGAATCGGGGCCTCGCCTTTAATGGTTATGCAGAACTTGCACGTAATCCACGGCCGCCCGTCTTGGTCTAGCTCCTTTATTATTGCCGCACTAAACAGCTGCGGGCGCTTCTCTGCGCTTAAGTTTGTAACTGACAAAGCAGGCTGCAAAGCCGTAGCTACTGAGCTAGCAACTGGCGAGCTAATCGAAGGCCCGACGGTAACGCTCGAAATGGCTTCAGCAGAAGGCTGGGCTACTAAAGCAGGGTCGAAATGGAAAACAATGCCCGAGCTAATGCTACGCTATAGAGCCGCCGCTTTCTTTGGCCGCCTTTACGCTCCCGATATTCTGATGGGGATGCAAACAGCAGAAGAAGCCGCAGACGTTGTAAGCGTCAAAAAGGAAACTATTGCAGCAGACCTAAACGAAAAGCTGTAACTTTGCATCCAGTCGTTAAATACTTCCCAGGATGATCAAAAGTAACCGCCCCGCCTGACTAGCGGGGTTTTTTATTTCTCTTTTACAAGCTTTTCAGCATCTCAATAAGCCCAGGGTGCGGGTAGGTGTCTACCTTATCCACTCGCGTAGAGTTGTGCGTAAATACCCCGCTCTCGCCTTTCAAGGCTCTAGGCGTTACCTCAAATATATCGGGGTTATAGGTTAAATCTATCCCGTACTTTTTACCCCAATAAAGGAGCAGCTTGCGCGTGCTTTCAATTTGCTCAGGCGTGTAGTTCTCGTAAGCCTTGTAACCTTTATACTGAACGTGGCAAACGTCGGTAACTTCTTTGCCTACGTAACTATAGAACTTGCCATCCTTCTCAGTCAATCCGCCCCAGTTAATTAGCTCTATTCCTATGCTAATTTTATCAAGCTGGACGTAAGGCACGCCGTGCTTCTTAAATACGTCTACTTTTGTGCCAAGGTGGTAAGCCCAAGCGCTAGAAGGGAAGCCTTGCACTATTTGCCCGCTGCGATCAATGACGACGCAAGTCGCTATCTTGTTAGCCTTGCGCTCCCATCCTGCAAAGCAGTTAACGCCTGTGCCTGTTCCTGCCGTGTGGTGAAGGTAAATCTGCTTTTTAGCGTGCTGCTCGCGGTTGTACTGCGTGAAGGTTACGCTTTTTATATTCAGCTCTTTAATATCCATATTACAAAGGTACTAATTAGCGTGCTGCGTGTTGAATTGCAAATAGGGGCGACCTTCGTAAACTCCGAATTTAACGTCAAGCCAACGCCCTCCTAAGGGCTTGGGAGGCGCTCCGCGCTCAACGTGCCAGCCCATTCCTGGTAAATACTCTTCCTTGTATGTAGAAGTGCGCACCATATAGCAATTAACTAGCTCGGGCCTGTTGTTTCTATTTAGGCGCTCAATAGAGTAAATAATCTCAGTCGATTCGTGAACGTGACCGCTCCAAATAATGTCGGCCCCTTCCACCATTGTCGCCATCCTGTTAAATTGTATAGCCCCGCGAGTAACTACCCCGCCGCCTCCGCTCCCGTGGTGGTATTTAATGCGAAGCGTTTGCCCTTGGTTGCCCGTGCTTTTAAATTGATACATTACCCAGCCCGAGTAAGTCCCTAGCACCTCAGTTCTGCCTATTAGGTGCGCAAAGGTTCTAAGGCAATCAAATTCTTGATGGTTTATTATAGCCGTCTCGTGGTTCCCGTAGGCTATTAAGTGAATAAGCTCAGCGTAAGGCTTAAAGAACTTGGCGCAATCAGCTACAACAGCATCGAAGTAATTGACTACTTGGTGTTCTGGCCGTACCGTCTCCTTATTCGCCCTGCGATCTTTCTTGCCGCCCATAAGGTCGAGAAGATCGCCATTTATTAGAATAGGGTGGCCGCCTGCTTTGGCTTCGTCTAAATGCCTTTTAAGTAGCTTGCGGTCGCATTTAGGATTGTCCCAATGTATGTCGCTCAGAAGTAAAAAGCGGTAACTCCCCCAGCCTTTTATCTCGTGCATTATAACGCTGGTCTCGCTCATAAGATTAGGCCGACTACAAAAGCCAACGGTGCAATAATACGCCAGAGGCTGAGCTTCTGCGTTAGTTTATCGTTGTTTCGTTGTAAATGCTCTACGGCTGCCTTATGCTGCAATATCTCTAAAGAGTCTATTTTTATGCGCTCCTGGTATAAAGGAACAAGCGCCCGAGCCTTAGCGCCTTCGGCTAAGTAGTAGTTAATCTCGGCCAGCGTCGAGCTGTCTATGCTTTGAGAGTAAGCCCTTGAGGGTTTTGCTAGTAGTATCGCCAGTACTGCGAATATCTTTAATAAGCGAGTCATAAGTTAACGCTGTTTTATTTATTGAGTCTGTAAGCGCATTGCGCTGCGTTTCTAGCCCTTTTACGCTGTCTTTGTAGTTAGCTATAAGGCTGTCACTATCCGAGGGCATAGAAGGCCCCCAGCGAAATATAGCGGCAACAAAAAGTACCCCGAGAAGAACCCAGAGCGCTAGAGCGGCCAAAGCAATGTCATTCTTACTCACCTTTGGAAGGCTTGGCGAACTTTTCAACGCTAGTAAAGCCTAAGCATAGAATAGTAACCCACTCCACAGAGCTAACAAGCTCAGGGCTAGGCGCTACTTCTACAGGGCTAAAGCTGTTGGCAATCATTGTGCCGAATAAAACCAAAGCGCCCAATACTCCTACCACGCGCTTCGAGCTAGTCTCGCCAGCTTGGCCTTTAAATACGTCTAGAATCTTCATTTCTTACTTGTTAATCTTTTGCATATTAGAAACCCTAATAGAGTCAGCAACCCGCTCGGCCTTTAGATCCTCCATAGACGCAGGAACTGGAACGCTGTAAACCTCGCAAACCTTTTCGAGCAGCTCTACCTTCTTAGCCATTTCCTCGGCTTTTAAGACAGTTTCTTGTACTTGCTGTACTTTCTCCTCAGTCATCTGTTTTGCTTCGTCTATGGAGGCTCTGGTGACTTCAATCGTTTGTTGAGCGTGGTCTATGACCAAGTCGTATTTGGCATAGGGGTCTGTGTTCTCCAAACGAGGAGTTGCGGTGACGGCCAACAAAGAGGCTAAGAGAAAGTATTTCATTGGATGACTCCTATTTTTTTGTATGTATTGAGTTCAGATCGTAGAGAGGCAGAGAGTGAATCTTGTGTCTTGAGCATCTTTGCCATCTGATCCAACTTCGTTTCACAACGAGTGAGCCTTTCTTCGCAACCCGTGTTGACTTGCTTATCTTGATTCTCCATTCTCATATACAGAAAAACAACCGCAAAAAGCATCAGATAGGTAACGGCCTTGCTTGGGTCTTTGCTGAACTCTGAAAAACTAACTGGAAGTTTCATATTTGGAATTAGCAAATCAGCGACCTTGTCCCCGATATTTTTTCTGCGGTGGGTTGTTTTTTGAATGCACCCCTTTTCTGCTCACTTTCTTTCGTGGGCGGTATTTGCTTACCGCTATGCTTTTAACTTTAGCCATTGAATGGGTCGGGTTGGATTACTTCAAATTCGGTGGGGCTTCCCAAAACGGGCAACAAACTCTCATCGTAGACAATGTACCAAAAGGTTGGGGTGTTTAGTTCAGCGAATGAATAGCCTACCCAGTTTTGCGTTACATCATCGGGGCTGACGGGGATTCCGTAATAAGCGTTACAAGCCGATTGTGCGGTTTGTGCTTCTTGTTCGGTTTGGTATTGGTAGCCTTTTGTCATTAGTATATTGAGTAAAAGTCGTTGATGTTCGTTTCAATGCCCGTGCGGTTGGAGGATTGGTCGGATGGGTAAAAAATTGTTTCTTGCATTGTCATTAATGCAAAAGACGTATTAACTACATTTGTTCCAAATTTTAAATCAGACGTTGTATTTTGAACAACTACTGAACCCATAGATGCCGTATTATTAGTTCCATTATTTAACCCCACAAATGCGTTAGATGTGTCATATCCCCAATAAACGCTATATTGATTATTAATTGAAATGTTAGTATTTAACGTCACATTTGTATCATTGCTTTCATCAAAAACATTTAAATATTCATCCCCATATAAACCATATTCTCGTTCACCCACATTCCCCAATCCTTTAACAATTATTTCTTCAAAGCCCGTTCTTTCTACGTTACAAATAGAAAATACATTCAATATAGATTCACCCGATAGGATATCCCCTAAATTTAAAAAATCATTACTACCATCAAAGTCTACACAAGGTTTCCCATTTTCCTCAATCACCCCACTAACACTATCGTATATTTTAGGTTGATTACTTGCTGTACTTTGTGTCGCATCGTATCCATTCCCACTTTGGTCATACCAAGTAGTTACATATCCATTAGTACCCGAACAAAAAGAAGCCAAAGATGTTGTATCAAGTTCGTTATTTGAGAATCCGATATCTTGCTCGGTATTGTCTGAAGCCCTACGAACCCGAATAGCCGAACCTGTGTAGGCTGAACGCAACTGACGCA